AGGCCGAGGACGAGACCGGCAAGACCGCCGCCGTCGACGAGACGGGCACCTCCATCGAGCCCGGCCCCGACAACCAGGGCTTCGACGCCAACGAGATCGGCGACCTGAAGGGTGGCCCCCTCGAGATCATCACGCCCCCGGACGAGCCGTGGATGGCGGGTGAGTTCACCCAGGAGCGTTTCGTCTCCCTCCGCGAGAAGCAGCAGTCCGGCGAACTCGCCGCGAACGCCGCCGCCGGCAAGGCCGACCCGAAGCTCGCGTCGTCGTCCCTCGAGGCGTCCCTCGCGAAGCTGTCCCGCCTCGCCGCCGTCGGCACGCTGACCGACATGCAGGCCGAGAACGCCGTCAAGGAACTCCTCCGACTGGAGAACGCCCTCACCGAGGTCGAGGCCGAGATCGAGACCCTCGCCGGTGCGGCCATCGCCAAGCAGAAGGGCCTTGAGGCAGAGCACAAGAAGGTGCTCACGATGCTGAAGGACAACCTCCCGCAGACCATCGTCGGCCAGAAGGCGACGATCCTCAAGGTCCGCACGGCGATCATCAAGTACACGAAGTCCCCGACGCGCAAGCGCCCCGGCTTCGAGCAGATGAAGTCCCGCGACACCGAGAGCCTCGACGAGAAGGGCGGCGACCTGTTCGGCCGCCTCGAGGCGGAACTCGGCGCGGAGATCGCCGCCAAGGTCGCGCTCATCGCCGACACCGTCTACGAGGAACTGACGCACATCCAGCCGGTCCTGCGCGGCCTCAAGTACGAGGTCGAGAACGCCCCGAAGACGGCGTCCGCCCGCACCGCCGGGGTGCTCGACGTGATCCTGAAGTTCCGCGCCTGGATCGGCAGCAAGATCGGCCAGATCATGAGCCTGTTCAAGCTCGGCACCGGGGCCATCGACGGCGCCGCCGACTCCCTCGTCAAGTCGCTGGGCGACGCGGAGAAGGCCCTGTCCAAGACCGCCACCAAGCGCGTGTCCGGCGTCGACTACGACCTGTTCTCCCGCTGAACCCACACGAGGCACCGCCACCTTGCGACGCACCGCCGCCGAGTCCCACTACCAACAGATCGCCGCCGAACTCTCGGTCGGCGACCTCGTCGTGCCGTACGGCCAGGGGACGGAGTACTCGGCGGGTCGCATCGTGGCCCTCTGGCCGGGCATCGGCATGGCCGAAGTGCAGTTCGCACTCGGCAGTCGCCGGTACCCGGTCGAGGACCTCGTCCGCCTCAACGACCGCCGCCAGGTGGACCCCCCGTCCGGGTACGACTCCGTGAACGGGGGGCTGCCGAACGTGCCCGTGGCGGGCGGCCCCATCGCCGCCCGCGTCGCCGCCGCGTTCATCAAGCGGGCCCTGTACTGGGCGGCCCCCGACCGCAAGTACCGTCCGTCCCGCTCCGAGACGGACGCCGGCACGTACTGCTGCCCGAAGTGCGGGGGCGATGCGCCCCTGCGCCGCGCATCCTACGCCCGCGAGGACGGGCGGAGCATCCGCCTACTCGCGTGTCCCGCATGTCTGTTCCTCATCCGTGAGGACGACATCATCGTCCCCGAAGGGGTCTGATCGTGGCCTTCCGCCGCTACGCCAACGCCGTCGTCACCCACCCGCTCGCCAGTCAGGCGGGCTGGGAGCGCGTCCGTCGTGCCGGTGGCCCCCGCGTCGCATCCGCGTCCACCGACCTCGTCGCACAGGCGACCGGCATCCTGAACGGTCGCCTGGACCCGGACCGGTACCTGCTGTCGCACGCGACCATCGTGTGCTCGGTGGACACCGACCCGACCCCGAACGTCCGCCTCGGCAGGGTCGATGAGGGCGGCCAGACGGTCAACCGCCGGTGGGGCAACTACCTCATCACCCCGAACTGCTCGAAGTACGTCAACAACAACGGTGACGCGTGGACGCGCCCGGTGCTGATGAAGGCGTACCGCACGTTCGTCGGGGCGCACAACTTCCTCGAGCACGTCCAGGTCGAGGACCTGTCGAAGGGCCGCATCATCGACGCGGTCCCCCGCGACGTGGGCGAGTCCCTGTACATCGACATCCTGGTCGCCACCGACCGCAAGCACACGGACCTGATCGCCGACATCGAGTCGGGCAAGCTCGCGGCGATGTCGATGGGGTGCAACGTCGAGCACACGACATGCACGAAGTGCGGGAACGTCGCCGTCGACGAGACGGAGATGTGCGAGCACGTCCGGTACCAGAAGCTCAACAAGTACTTCGACAACGCCGGGAAGCAGCGCATCGTCGCCGAACTGTGCGGGCACGAGTCCGAGGACCCGACCGGTGGCGTCACGTTCATCGAGGCGTCCTGGGTGGCGAACCCCGCGTTCACCGGCGCGGTGATGCGGAACATCCTGTCGCCCGCCAACGTCACCCCGGACATGGTGCGCCAGGCCAACCGCGTCCTCGCCGCCCCGCCCCGCAAGTGGGTCAACTCCCCGAACGCCCGCGCGGCGAACGTCCGCTACGCCGAGGACCCCGTGTTCGACTTCGGCGCGTTCGACGACGGTGGCGCGGACGGTGGGTCCGACAAGCCCGCCGAACCCAAGCCGTCCGAAGCCGCGCCGTCCGAAGCCGCGCCCGCCAAGACCCCCGCGCCCAAGACCCCCGCGCCCAAGAACACCGACCTCGACGATCCCGTCGACCGGCTCTACCGGCAGGTGCTCGAGCGCGTCGAGAAGCGGGTCGAGGACACGCTGCGGGGCAAGCCGTCGCCGATCCCCGAGAAGTCAACGGCCGCCCCGAACGAGAACCTCAACAAGGAGGCGTCGGTCGCCCGCACCGCCGCCCACCGCATCTACGCCGCCGCCGTCCAGGACATCCTCGCCACGTCGGCAAGCGACGTGGACGTCGTGGAACGGGTCGCGTCCCTGGACCGGTCGGTCGGCCTGCGGATCCCCGTCGCCATTTACCGGACGGCCCTCCGGGTGGGTTCCACCCATCGGTATCCTTCGGAGGCATCCTACATCTCTGCCTGTGCGGACGCCCTTGGCCGGGTGCCCGACCAGTCGGAAGCCGACTCGCTGGTTCGTGTCGGCCGCATTCTCAACCACGCGGAGGTTCGACTCCGCACCGACAAGCACGCAAGGAGCCAGCGATGAGCCGCCAGCGCATGACCTGGGGCGGTGACGGCCGCCCCGCCCCGACCCGCCGGGCCTCGGCCCACCCCGCCGTCCCGTGGGAGGGTGAGACCCACCCCGCCGCCTACCCCGACCCCGAGGCCGACGCCTACGAGAACGGCGACCCGTCGTCCTGGGCCGAGGACCCGCACCCCCCGCCCTACCGCACCAGCCTCGCCCCGGCCGTCCCGTACGACGACGGCGGCTACCGCCACCCGGCGACCCAGCCCGGTGCCCCGGCCCGCAACGCCTCCATGAACGTCCGCGCCGCCGCCGAGCGCAAGGCCGCGAAGTGCGTCCGCATCGCCGCCGCCATCCTCGGCCCGAAGGTCGCCGCCGCCGCCGAGCGCGGTGACAAGGTCGCCGAGTCCATGATCGAGGACCAGGCCTTCGACCTCATGGACCTTTCCGACGCCCGTCTGGCCGCCACGATGCTCCGCTTCGAGGCGTCCACCGAGGACGACGACACCCTCCTCCGCAAGATGCTGGCCGCCGAGGGCGACGTCGATGCCGAGGACGAGGACGAGGCCCCCGCCAAGGCTTCCAAGAAGGCCGACGACCGCCTCCTCGCCGAGATCCGCAGCCTCAAGGCTGAGATCCGTGGCATCAAGGCCGGTCGCCGCGTGGCCGACACCGACTTCCAGATGCAGGGCGGCGACGAGGATGCCCTCCTCGCCGAGATGATGCACGAGGAGAAGATGGGCGGCTACGGTCACGGCCACATGGCCGAGGACGACGCCCTTCTTGCCGAGATGATGCACGAGGAGAAGATGGGCGGCTACGGCCACATGGGCGGCGACGACGACGCCCTCCTCGCGGAGATGATGCACGAGGAGAAGATGGGCGGCCGTCACATGGGCGGCCGTCACATGGGCGGCGAGGAGGAGGCCCTCCTTGCCGAGATGCTGCACGAGGAGAAGGTGGGCGGCTACGGCCACATGGCCGAGGACGACGAGACCGAGTCCATGCTCGCCGAGATGATGGATGAGGCCGCCGCCCCGGCCCCGATGGCGTCGAAGGCGCCCGTCATGGCCGAGGACGATGAGCCCGTCATGGGCGGCTTCGAGGACCCGATGGCCATGGGCGAGGGCGAGGAGATGGGCGCGGACGAGGAGGCCATCCTGGCGTCCCTGTTCGCGTCCCGCGCCGCCGCCGACGAGTCCGACGCCGATGCCGAGGACGAGGAGGCCCCCGCCAAGGCGTCCAAGAAGGCCGAGGACGAGGAGATCGAGGAGGAGGAGGAGGACGAGGAGGTCGAGGCCTCGAAGAAGGCCGCCCTCCGCCCGCAGCCCCGCAAGGCGTCCGTCGGCCCGAAGACGCTCGGCGGTCTGACCCGCACGGCCTCGGCCGGCGGCGACCTCGGCGACCTCGCCCGCCTGTGGACGTCGGCCCCCGACGTCAGCAAGGTGTTCGGCAACTGACCCACCCCACCGGGTGACGGCCAGTGGGGGCCGCGTCGGACACCCGGCGCGGCCCCCCATCTTTTTTCGGTGAAGCGTTGATAGCGCCCGCCTGTATGCGGGCGACGCTTCTGCGGAGCCTGGTCGTCCTCACGGGAATCGTCCCGGGGGTCGTCTTCCACCATCCCTGTGAACAGAGAGCGAGGCAACCATGCCCATGCTTGGACAGGCGTCGGGTGGGTTCACGGAGTCCAGTTCGGCCCTCCGTCTTCTGCACGTCGGCGTGCGGAACACGGTCGGCATCCTGACGGACGACGCGTTCACCCAGACCAACCCCCCCATCGTCACCGGTGCCGGAACCATCAGCGACAACGTCGACACCTCGGTGTCCGGCGTGCTCAGCGGCTCCGTCGCCTTCACCCGCCCCGACCAGGGCAGCAACTACATCGGCGGCCCGGTGGCCGGTCTCACGACCGCGAACCCGAACGTCCGCCCCCTCGGCCTGTTCATCAACAACGCCGCCGGGTACGCCTACGAGAACCAGCCCGCCGCCGCCAGCGGCAAGGGTCCGTACGTGTCCGCCATGGGCACCTACGCCTCGCAACTGTTCGAGACGGAGAACCTCAGCACGGGCGCGGACCTGACCTACACCACGGGTCAGTTCCTCTACGCCAGCCAGAACGGCTACCTGACCAACGTCGCGGCGGACAACAACCGCTACGAGCAGGCCGCCGACGGCGTCACCACCATCGCGATCCTCAAGATGCCCGCCGACAGCGTGCAGAATGAGATCGTGTTCGACCAGCGGATCTGAGGAGGCCACCATGACCACCGTCTCCAACGCCGCCAAGGCGAAGATCATCGGCGACTACATCAAGACCCCCCAGGGTCGCGCGAAGCTCGCCGCCTCCATGACCCAGCCGCTGCGCCTCCGCCGCGACTACTCGTCCGTCGGTCGCAAGACCTTCCTGGTCGAGCAGTTGCCCGACGGCGCGCTGCCGATCTACGACAAGGACCCGGACGTCACGGCCTACGTGGTCGGTGAGGAAGGCGAGAACATCGTCGCCATCACCAAGCCCCGCCGCGTGATCTTCCCCCTGTTCGAGATCGCGTCGAACCCCGAGATCCCGCTCACCCAGATCAAGGAGCGCCGCTACGACCTGATCGAGCGGTCCCAGGACCTGGCCCGTGCGCAGATCCAGGCCGCCGAGGACGAGCGCGTGTTCAGCGTGCTCGACGCCATCGCGACCAACGGCTTCGACAGCGTGCCCGGCGGCGTCAACCCGGACATCCCGGTCGTCGCCCCGATCAGCGGTTCCGTGCTCGCCGACGCCTACGCGAACATCGAGACGCACGACCTCCGCGTCGCCCGCGTGTTCATGAACGCGAAGGACTACGCGGACCTCCGCAAGTTCGGCCGCGACATCCTCGACATCGAGACCCAGCGCGACCTCCTCAAGACGGGCCTCATGGCCACGCTCTGGGGCGCGCAGGTCATCGTGTCGCGCCTCGTCCCGGTCGGCACGGTCTACGTGTGCTGCGAGCCCGAGATGTTCGGCCGGATCCCGGTCCGTACCGAACTCACGGTCCTCAGCGCCGACGACCCGAAGGCCCGCACCATCGGCTTCAGCGTGTTCGAGAACCTCGGCATCGGGGCCTACAATCCGAAGGGCCTCAGCCGCCTGACGATCACCCGCTGACCGTGAAAGTGTAGGTTAGACCTACACTTTCACGACGCCCCGCCGGCCCCCCGGCGGGGCGTTTGCGTTTCCCACAACCCGACGATAAAGTTCTCGAACACGATCCCGACATCGGAACGTCGTGCGCGGGCCGTATCCGGCGGGGGTGTCTATGGGTGGTGTGAATCCTACGGTGGTGGATGGTGTGCGTCGACGCACATGTCAGACCTGCCGGGCCACCTTCGCCCTCGTCCGCGACGAGCAGAACATCCGGTGTCCGGACTGTCGGGAGCGGTCCCGTCACAAGTCGTGTCGGAAGTGCGGTTCCACCTACCGCGACGGATCCGACAAGAACACCCGTCGCTACTGTGACGGGTGCCAGTTCACGCCGCCCGCCCCGCTCCCCGTCGGCGTGTCCGACCGACTCTCTGGCCGACGCCGTGACAGGGTGCGCCGTGGTGAGGGGGGTCGTATGGATGACCTCCGTACGTTGAAGGTGGGCACGAATACCTGGTGGGGTCGTGTGGGTGAGATCCTGTACCTTCACATCCACCCGTCCGCGTCGGACGTGATCGGGGACAGCGGGAACCGGGCGCCGTTCGACGTCCATCATCCCGAACACGGTCGCATCAACGTGAAGACCGCCGTGCAGCACACATCGGCGCACGGACATCCGTCGTGGACGTTCCAGTTCGGGGCGGGGTTGTCATCGTGCGAACACGCCTACTTCATCGGACTGGATGCCGAACGACACCGCGTCGTCCGGGCATGGTTCGTGCCCGCGTCGGACCTGCCTGCCACCGTGAAGGTGATGACGCCTGCGTCGAGGGAGTACGTGTCCGGGTACGAGGTCCCTCCCGAGGACGTCATTCTGCTCGACCGCAAGCTGCAGGCCATCCTGTCCGCACCCGCCGCATCACAGTCGTCGGAACCTGCCGAACCCGTCTTGGACTACGACCGTGTCGTTTTGGGGCGCATCGGCGAGGCCATCTACCGCCGGCTGCACCCGTCGTCCCGTCACGAGTCGGCGGTCAACCCCTCATCCACCTACGACTTTGAGGACGTGGACGGGTCGTTCGTGAACGTGCGCGTGCGTAGGTCTGCGACGCGGGACAGTGGGCCCGACCGGTGGACGTTCTTCCGCACGAAGGGGTGTACGGCCGACACCTACTACTTCATCGGCGTTGACAGGTCGGCGATGCAGGTTCAGGTGGTGTACCGTATCCCGTCCACGGACCTGCCTGCACACGGCCTGTCGGTGTCGGTCATGGGGTCGCCGAAGTGGGACCGGTACCGCGTCCCGTTGGACCTGCCTGCTGCGGTGTCCTCCTTCGTCGCGGTGTCGGACATGGAGTCCACGCACGTCGAGATCGCGGGTGTGACGAGCCTGTCGGTTGCCGCGATGTCCGCCGGGGAACGGGATGCCCTTGTCAGTCGGGCGTCCGCGTACCACCGCGCCATCGGGTTCCCGTACCCCACCTTGCCCACGGACACCCAGGTGCGCCGTGACCTGGATGGTCTGTCCGCGTGTCGGATGGACGGCAAGACGGTGCCCGTGAACCAGGTCGGCATCGGGCTCTGCTCGGCGTACATGCCCCACCGGTTTGATGCCAGGAACTCCGACGCGGACTTCTCCGCCGTCGGGGCATTCTACGACGACGCCCGACTGCGCAGAGCCCTCAACTTCTGCCTTCGAGGTGCCCGTCCGGGGTTGACGGCGTCACACCTGCGGTCGGCCCTCACGGCATTGAACCGCACCCCTGGCGGGTTCCGTCCCTCCGTCGCCAGGGTTCTCGTGGACGCCCTGTGTCCCGCCGACGGGACGGTGTTCGACCCGTGTGCCGGGTGGGGTGGGCGTCTACTGGGGACGGTTTCATCTGGACGACGTTACATTGGTGTCGAGCCGTTCGACCTCACGCACGCTGCCTTGTGTCGCCTCGGGTTGCGGGTGTGTGGGGCGGTGGGGGTGGGTGTGGACCACGTGCGGGTCATCCACTCCACCGTGCAGGGTGCGGACTTGACGGGCGTTCACGCGGACTTCGCGCTGACATCCCCGCCTTTCTGGACGAAGGAGGTGTACGACGGTGGGGCGCGCAGTGGTGTCGGCATCGACGGGTGGCGGGCGGACTTTCTGCGCCCGATGTTCCACCGCGTCGGCGAGGTGTTGCGGCCGGGATCCCGGTTCGTCGTCCACATCGCGGACGTGCGCGAACGAGGCGTCACCGTCCCGTTGGAACGGATCGTGTCCGAGGACGGCATGGCCTCCGGCTTCGTCCTCGCGGATGTGTGGCGGATGGAAAAGGGGTCGTTCGGGAAGCAGGCTGGGGGCCGTACGGATCCCCTTCTCGTGTTCCGTCGCGCCTGACCGCGTCGGTGGCCCGTCTATCGAACCGGGTGGGCCGAACCCTGGACCCCCA